TTCAGTAGGTGATGTAGTAACAATTTCTGGTGATCAGTTAGCAGGTTCGAGCCCTATTAATGACTTGTCATTGACTGTAACTGCTGCTAGCAGTAGTGGTCAAATCACCGCAGTTGTAATTAAATCAGGCATTCCTGCTACGTATCAAATCACTTCACTTTCAAATTGGGTTCCATTAGATTATATCGCTAATGAAGGTGCACCGGTAATGATGCCAGCAGACGGCAAGCATTGGTTCTACAGCACACCGACTCAAGTTGATATTATGGTTAACAAAGGACCTAGTTTAAATTCACCGTCTGGTTGGAAAGGTTATCACAATGCAGCATATGATGCAGCTGGTCACCCAACTGGATCAAACAGTGGCGCAGGTCAAACTAACCCTACAGGTCCTATCATATCTCCAACAATGCCTAGCGCAACGTCTGGTCAAGATAATGGTGCACCGTTAGTTCACGGTGACTTGTGGATCGACTCGGGCGACTTAGAAAACTATCCAATGATCTATCGTTGGAAAGATGTTCGTGGTGTACCACAGTGGGTATTAATCGACAAGACTGATCAAGTTAGCTCAGAAGGTATTATATTTACTGATGCACGTTGGGCACCTACTGCATCAGTAGATCCAGTACAAGATCCGATTCCAACTATCACTAGTTTGCTAACAAGCAATCATCTAGATTTAGACGCACCGGATCCAACACTATACCCACAAGGTATGTTGTTATTCAACACACGCCGTTCAGGTTATAACGTTAAGCAATTTGTAAAAGAATACTTCACTGGTAAAGACTTCCCGAACGCAGGTTCATATGATCCTAATGCCCCACAGACTAACACTAACTTACCAATCGTATCTCACGCTTGGGTCAGTGCTAGTGGATTGAAAGCAGACGGTTCAGCATATATGGGTCGTAAAGCACAACGCGCAATGGTTGTAGCTGCACTAAAAGCAGCAATTGGTACTAATCAGACAATCCGTGAAGAAGACAACTTCTTTAACTTGATTGCAACTCCTGGATATCCAGAGTTGATGGCTGATATGGTTGCATTGAACAATGACCGTCACAATACAGCGTATATCGTTGGTGATACTCCATTGCGCTTAAATGACCAAGCTACCTCTATTACAAATTGGGCAACTAACGGTTCATTCGCTACATCTAGTGGTGAAGATGGTATGGTAACACGTGATAGTTATCTGGGTGTATTCTACCCAAGTGGTATCACAACAGATTTATCAGGCTCTCCTGCTGTTGTTCCTGCAAGTCACATGATGTTACGTACATTGCTACGTAATGATACTATCGCTTATCCTTGGTTAGCTCCAGCTGGTGTACGCCGTGGTAACATCGACAATGCTACGAACATTGGTTACTTAGATAGCATGACTGGTGAATTCCAAGTAGTTAAGAATCGTATGAGCATTCGTGACGTTCTTTATGCTAACCAGATTAATCCTCTAGCGTACTTCACTGGCGTTGGATTATTGAACTATGGTAATAAGAATACTCAAGATACTCAAAGTGCTATGGATCGTATCAACGTTTCTCGCTTAGTAGCTTATATTCGTGAGCGTTTACAAGTTGCTGCTCGTCCGTTCGTATTTGAACCAAACGATCAATTGACTCGTCAATCGATTGCAGGTGTAGTTCAGTCATTGTTTATCGACTTAGTTGCTAAACGTGGATTATACGACTATCTAGTAGTCTGTGATTCTACAAATAACACTCCTTCTCGTATTGATAGAAATGAATTGTGGATTGATATTGCTATTGAACCTGTTAAGGCAGCTGAATTCATCTATATCCCGGTGCGTTTAATGAACACCGGAGCGTTAGGTAAGTAAAAATAATAGTCCCCATTCGTGGGGACTATTTAAGATAAATAATATATAGGAGATACACAAATGGCAATAGCCTCACAATCATTGTTCAACATGACAGTAGGAGCAGATAACACACCGAGTTCGCAAGGTTTGTTAATGCCGAAACTGCAATATCGTTTTAGAGCACTTTTCATCAACTTTGGTGTTGGTGGCTCAACACAGGAAATTACTAAACAAGTTATGGATATTCAGCGCCCGAGTCTTTCTTTCGAAGAAGTGGCACTAGACATTTATAACAGTAAGATTTATCTAGCTGGTAAGCATACATGGGCAGAAACACAAATTAACTTGCGTGATGATGCAGGTGGTAATGTTTCTAAGCTAGTTGGTCAGCAATTACAGAAGCAATTCGACTTTGTTGAACAAGCAAGTGCTGCGTCCGGCGGCGACTATAAATTTCAAATTAACTATGAAGTTTTAGACGGTGGAAATGGCACTATGGTTCCTAATGTATTAGAAACATGGGAATTGTATGGTTGCTTTATTAAGTCAGCTAACTACAATAACATGGATTACAAATCAAACGAACCTGCGACTATTCAGTTGTCAATTCGCTTTGATAATGCAGTTCAATCTCCATTAACGAGTGGTGTCGGTACTTCAGTAGGTCGCGCATTTGGTAACGGTGCAGCTACCGGTATCTAACCAGTAGTTTACAATGGCAGACGTTATCCGGTCTATACTGACTGATGCAGCTTCTGGGTTTTTCGGAAATGATTACTTGCGTGATTTTACTCACGCAAGTAAAACCTTTCGCCCTAATCATTATGCTTATGCTCCTAAGTTTAAGCATCTATTCCACGTATTTTTCGATATCAATACGGACTTAATACCTGCATCAAAATCTTGGCCCACATTAGCAGCCGATAGAAATTTTGGACTTGCGGTAAAAAATGTTCAGCTTCCTAAGTATAGTTTTGATTTACACACATTAAATCAATACAATAGAAAACGTATCGTACAGACTAAAATCAAATATGATCCGATACAAATCGCATTCCATGATGATAATGCCGACTTGATACGAAAGCTATGGCACACGTATTACACATACTACTACAAAGACGCAGCTACTCCTGACATGACTCCGGGAATTACTAGCGGTAGAGATATATATGACCCAGTGTCTTCAACTGGGCATGATTGGGGATACATAGGTGAAGGTGTATCTCCTGCAACTGGAAATGGAATTGGTTCGTCTAAGCCATCTTTCTTTAGAACAATAAATGTTTATGGTTTCAATCAGCACAATTTTTCATTGTACACATATGTAAATCCAATCATTGAAAATTTTAGTCACGATACTTATAACTATTCTGAATCAGGTACTATGGAACATAACATGACCATTCAGTATGAAACTGTCAAATATTATTCAGGTGCAATCAACGGCAAGAGTCCGGGAGAGATTGTTAGTCAATTTGGTGATGTATCTCATTATGACAGAACATTAAGTCCTATTGCTATGCCTGGTTCTAATGCATCTATAATTGGACCAAGTGGTCTATTGAGCACCGCAGAAGGCATTATCAGTGATTTAACTCCTGATGAAAATGGAAATGTTAATGTATTGGGTGCGATTAAAGCCGGTGGGTCTTTACTAAACACATTTAAAAATCCACAGGGACTATTAAATGCTGCAAAGTCTGATGCATTAGGTCTAGCTATGGATACTATTAAAGGTACTCCTAATAGAAATACGTTGTTTAACTTTCCAGCTGCATCTTCTACTGTAATGACTTCTACTAATAATGCAATAGGTTCGTTATTCAAGGGTGTCGCCACGAACCCTAAAGTGCCACCTAACTCGTAATAAATACACGAAGAGGTATTTATATGGCACAAATAATTGATGGTCCACAATCACAACTAGACCAAACAGTAAGAGTTTTTGATAGTTTTTACAACTATGAAGCCGCTATCAGTGCGGATATATATGAAGTAGTCAATTCATATTTCAAATCGGTGTGCGCTACCCCAAGCATTGCTAATAATTTTACAGCAATGCTATTCCGAATTGTTAGTTTAACCGGTCAAGATGCAATGACATTGTTAGCAAACATTCAAGGTAACACTAAGCTAGAGACTACTGCATTGATGGCATACTATCTTAACAGTTTAAAGAGTAAAACTACATTATACGGTGTAAGCGTAGTTCCTGCTCCTAATGAAACTGTTCAACGAAACATAGTTACATAATGTCTAGGTTTGCGCAAGGCATTTACGAAGTTAAAAATGCTGAAAAATACATGGGTAATCACAAACCACGATATCGTAGTGGTTGGGAGTTTACCTTTATGACCTTTTGTGACAATAACAAAAGCGTACTCAAATGGGCTAGTGAATCAATTGCTATCCCCTACATGAATCCTATCACAGGTAAACGATCAAATTACATCCCGGACTTTTTCATTGTATATCAGAATAAGTTTGGTAAGCAGATTGCTGAAATGGTAGAAATCAAACCCAAAAAACAAAGTTTAATCGAAAGCAGAGTTGCAAGTGCTAGAGATCGTGCGGTTGTAGCAGTGAATCATGCTAAATGGGCAGCAGCAAGAGCATACTGCATTCAAAATCACTTTACATTCCGTGTTATTACTGAAGACGATTTGTTTAGGAACGGTGGACGCAAGTAATAAATACTGCTATATAGGATGGTAGTATGACTAAAAAATTGTCCGAGTTATTTGAACTCCCAGTTGACGATACAGATACAAATGAACGTATGCTTGAGAAGGCAGAAGCCGACATAGTTACGCAAGAAGCATTAGATACGTTAACAAAGATTGAAAATGCATTACCTCAAGTTCGAGGTCTAGATGCAAGTGATAATGAGATGGATGATCTAGCTAAACTAGCGACAGACAGTTATAAAGACTTGATGGATCTAGGTATGCAAGTTGATAGTCGTTTTGCTAGTGAGATATTTAACAGTGCGAGTAGCATGTTAGGTCACGCTATTACTGCGAAAACAGCCAAGATCAATAAGAAGTTGAAAATGTTAGACTTGCAGCTTAAAAAAGCCGCATTAGATCAAAAAGTCGCAGGCAAGACTGAAGAAATAGAGAATACGCCGCTAGGTGAGGGTAGTTTAGTTGACCGAAACGAACTACTCAAGCAGATTCTAGCTAAAAAAGCGTGATATAGATAAATATATTATAGGAATAACATAATGAAAAGCCTTCGACATTACTTAACAGAAAGTGTTCACACGTATCACTACACGATTAAAATCGTTGGTGAATTGGACAAAAACTTTCTAGACATGTTCACGTACAACTTGAACAAATTTGATCCTGTGAAAATTGAAGACCCTAAGACTACCCCAATTCAGAAAAACCCATACGGTTTTCCTGGCGCAGAGGAAAATCAAAGTGTCACAATTATCAAAGCTGAATTTAAATATCCAGCAACAGAACCAATGATTCAGCAGATTGCACAGCAACTTGGATACAATATCAATAACGTTAGAGTAGTCACTACTGACTATAATGACAGCATCAATGCTGAGAATGATAAGTATGCTAATCAGGTTACCGATGAAGCTAAAAAAGCATTATTGGATACACCTGAATTACCAGACAACGGCAAAGAAGCAAGCAAAGACTACGCAAATCAATACTTAGATAAGGTTCTTCCTAAGAAGCCAAGTCTTGATATGCAGTACGATGCAACAAAAACTCCAACAGCACCAAACAAAAGCAAAGACGGCATTAATACTAAGAGCCCAATGAGTAGTATTAAGATGCCTCCTAGACCAGCGACTGGAGCAAGAAAATGATCGACTTTAATGCTAGCCAACTAACATGGATAGTTATAGGCGCTTGCTCAATGGGCGGCACTGGATATCTTACTATGGACGGTAAGATGAAAGAATTAGATACAAAAGTTCAAATTTCTACTGTAAAGATAGATGATGTAAAAGGCTCTGTCGAAGATATACATAAGCAACTACTACGTATCGAAGATAAACTAGACAAGAAACAAGGAATAAAATAATGGATTTCAGAGCACTACTCCAATCAATGAACACAATTGCGGAAGCTACTAAAGAGACTCCGACAGGAAAGATTCACACTGCTGAGCCAGGTGGATATGGTCGCAAAGACGACGAAGAAACAGACGATGAAGGTAACACTAAAAAAGTGAAGCCAGTATCAACTGGTGAAAAACGTGGTCGCGGCCGCCCAGCTAAAGGATCAGACTCGTCAGGTAAAGTTGCAAAGCATGACTGGTCTGCATTTGGTGTTACTGGTAAAGATGTTAAGTTACCTAAGTGGGACAAGAAGAAAACAGTCAAGCACAGTTTAAAAGACTGGATTGAAAGTGCCGGCGATGATATGCTAGCTGAAGGTCGTGTTAAGCAAATGCAAATGGATTTGCGTGAACTAACTGACCAAGAATTTCAATCTCAATACAAAATGTCTAAAGCTGATGCCCGTAAAGGTCTATCACAAAAAGTAGACGAAGAAGGTGGAATTACAGTCAAGCCAATGCCAGGTGCATCACAAATCATGGGCGCTGATAACAAGCCAATCGGTACTGCTGATGCAGCAACTGCTAACGTTATCAAGCAAGCTGCCGAAAAAGGTACATTGAATCTAGCTGGCGACGATGCCAATCAACAGATGAATGAAAAGTGGGATACTAAAATGGATACCCCTGCATCTGAAAAAGGTAAGTACGCCGGTAAGAGCAAGAGTGAATTGCTTAAGGCATACAACCACTTGAAATCTACTGGTCCTCACGAAGAAGGCAGCAAGCCACATAGCAACATGAAAGAACTAGCATTCGCTATTCGTGCTAAAGGTAAGTTTGGTAAAGTTCAAGATCAAGAAGCAGTAGCAGAAGCTAAAAAGGCTAAGCCAGATTTCTTAGACGTTGACAAAGATAGCGACAAGAAAGAATCTTTCAAGAAAGCCGTCAAAGACAAAGAAGCTAAAAAATCAGTTAAAGAAAGTTTAAGTTTCACTGAAATGATGCAAGAAGCTGGTACCGACGTAAATGATATGATGTCAGAATTACAACAAGATATCGATACGTTTAACAAGACTGGTCATTGCAGCGATAAGCTAGAAGCATTCTTAAAAGTTCACGGTCATACTAAAAAGAAAGTCACTGATGAAGGTTCTATGCAAGACTTCACTACACACGGTATGGATAGTAAGCCAGCAAGATTCGCTCCTGCTGCAACAAAACCAGAGCCAACATCATGGAAAGTAGATCCAATTCAAGCTACAACTGATAGAGCAATTGATGCTGGATCAAAAGCAGGTAGCTTTCTTAGAAATCTAGTAGCGCCAAAGAAAACATTTGAAAGCAAAGTTATGAAAGATGTACAATTAGAGAGCTGGGAAAAAGAATTGAATTCATTATTGACTGAAGGTATTACTGTAACAAGTAGCCAAGGTCAACAAGGTACTCCGGACAGCGTTAGCATTAATGCTACTGATTCAGATGCACAAGAACTATTGTCTATTGTTAGACAAGCCGGTTTAGGTGTGTTTGGCGGCGGTGATGAGCAACAACATAGTGGATATGGCGCGCCAATGAGCGGCGATGAAGGCGGCAATGGCACTGATCCTCAAGATGCTCCATCTGTTGTTGGTGACGGTGATGATATGATGGCATTGATTAAGAAAATGTCAGGCATTCAATCTGGTCCTACAGCAGGCTTCGGTGATGAAGAAGGCGGTGAAGAACAAGTTACAGACGGCCCAGAAGGCACTATGACTCCTGACTATGAAGAAGAAGACGGCGTTTCTGATGGTCAAGGCGAAGGCGAAGAAGAAACTGATGAAGGTAATGCTTTTGGCGGCGCAGTTGCTAAAGCTAAATCAGACGACATTCCAGACGAAGATCAAGAGTTCTCAGTGGGCGGCAAAGAGTACCCAGTTAAAGAAGAAGAAACTGTGAATGGTAACGGACAGTATCAAAAAGCTCAAGGCGGTTCATGCAACGAATGCGGTATGTTCGAATCACGTTGCGTTTGTGGTTCAGGTAAAGAGCAAGTAGAAGAATATGCAAATGATGCAGGCAATGAAGAAATGGCTCAACTAAAGCAAATGTTAGGTCAAGGTAATGACTTACACCGTCAGAAACACAGCCAAGCAGTTGGGAACCCAACTAAAGTTACATTTGAAACTAAGTTGTTAAAAGATTCTAGCAACTTATTAGTGGACTGGAAAAAGTTAAGCGGAATAAAATAATAAAATCCGTATTTTTAATAGCCCGGTTCGCTGGGCTATTTTTTTGGGCAAGCGTTTATCTATGAACGATAAATACTAGACAAGGTGTAATAGAACATGACACAACAAACAATTGATTTCGGAGCATTTCCTAACGATCCGGCCGCGGATGGTATTAGAGATGCCTTCGCTAAAGTACAGAATAACTTTACTGATTTATATTCAGCGACATTAACTACGGGCGTATTAACCATTGCAGGTGGCGCCGGTCTATCACAAAATAGAACTACTGGTAACGTAATTCTGACTGCAAACATTGCAAACGTAACAATTCAGACAACAGCAGGGCTATTAGTTGGAGTGGGTGCAGCAACTGGCACATCTGCTACTATCACTAATTACAACACCCCTTTTGTAATTGGTTTAGGTACTGATATCGCTGTCGCCAACGTAGTTTCAACAAACATAACAGGTACTCTTAAGACTGGATCACAACCAAACATTACTAGCGTAGGTTCATTAGCTAACTTGACAGTAATAGGAAATGTTACTGCCTCATCGTTTATCGGTAACATATCAGGAACTCTATCGGGTACATTCACTGCACCGGGCGCGAACACTCAGATTATGTTCAATAACCGAGGTAACATCGGTGCAGCAACTAATTTAACTTATACAGGAACTACACTATCATTAACTGGCGCATTTAATGTTGCTGGTAATATTTCTGCACGTAATATTGACGGCGGCAATGCTGTTAGTGCTAACTACTTTGTAGGTACATTCTTAGGACCTGCAGCTAACTCAGCTACTGTATCAGCAAATGCACAGCCTAACATTACTTCAGTGGGTACATTATCTGCATTGCAAGTTGCGGGTACATTAAGTGCTCCTAATATTGCTGGTAACGTAACCGGTAACTTGATCGGTACTGTAACTGGAAACTTAGTAGGTACTGCTGCTAACTCAGTGACAGTTACTGCTAATGCACAACCTAACATTACTAGTCTTGGTAATCTATTATTGCTAAACGTTGTCGGTAACGCTAACATCGGTAACATCAATGCCGTTACTATTACTGGTGCATTAGTATCTAGCAGTCAACCTAACATTAGAAAACTTGGTATACTAGACGGACTATCAGTAACCGGTAACATGGTCGGCGGCAATATTTCATTAACCGGTGATATAACTGCTGCTAACATGGTAGTGGGTATTTTTAGTGCTACTTCACTTGCTGGTAATTTAACTGGTAACGTAACTGGAAATATGACAGGTAACATGTCGGGTAACATATCTGGTAACGTAACCGGAAATATAACTGGTAATATCTCTGGAAATATCACCGGTAATATTGGTATTCCTGGATCAAACACATACGTTGTATTCAATGACGGCGGCAATGCTAACACGCATTCTGGACTATCTTATAATCGAACAACTAGCTTGTTATCTATCACCGGTAACATTGCGTCCGGCAACTTAACTTCTGCTGGTATTATGATTGCTACTGGTAATGTAGATGGTGGTAACTTGACTACTGCTGGTGTTGTTGCAGCTACTGGAAACGTATCCGGTGGAAACTTAGTAACGAACGGATTATTATCTGTAGTTGGAAACGCAAGCATAGGCAATATTACCGCAGTGAATTCTATTACCGGTAATGTAGTAACAGTATCCGGAAACGTATCCGGTGCTAACTTAGTCGCTAGTGGAATACTAAGTGTAGTTGGTACTGCTGCTGTAGGAAACTTAACTACTGCGGGTGATATTACTAGTAACGGAAACGTTAAGAGTAATACAATGACAGTTAATGCACTTACGACTTTAACGTTAGTGTCAACTGGTAACATCTCTGGTGCTAATATTACCACTGGTGGTATTCTAAGTGTGACTGGTAACGCAACATCAGGTAACTTAAGTACAGGCATTATTGTAGCTACTGGTAACATTACCGGCGGCGTAAATACTGCTATTAATATTGGTGGCAATTTCGTAACAACAAGTGCTATTCAAGGGGCTACATTAACATCGACGGGCGCCGCTAATATCACCGGTGCAGCTACTGTGGGCAGTTTAGTAACTGCAGGCACTATTACAGCAACCGGCAATATTAACGCTAATGCAGCTACTATCAATGCAGCTAATGTAATAATTTCAAACACATTAACCAGCGGCAACTTAGCAACAACCGGTACATTATCAGTAACCGGAAATGCTACTGCTGGCAATATTTCTGCAACTACAGTAGCAGGTACTACTTTCACTGCTACCGGTAATGCAACTGCGGGAAATATTACCACCGGTGGTGTGTTGAGTGTTACTGGAAATGCTACTGCTGGAAATATAGGCACAACCCATGTCACTGCATTGGGTAACCTATACGCAAATGCAGGAACATTATTCACTAACGTTGCTAACGCTAATACTATCAATACTGGTAACTTAGCAACAACTGGTAATCTATACGCTAACGCTGGTTTAATTAAAGCATTAAATTCGAACATCACTGGTATTCTATCTTCATTGCATATCAATGCTACCGGTAACACAAACTTCAGTGGAGCAACTTTCATCGTAACCGCTGCTACTACGCTGAATGAAGTAGCAACCGGTAACGTAACTTCTAGTGGTAATGTTACTGCTGGTAACTTGGTCGCGATAAGCACATTAACCGGCGGTAACTTAAGTACTCCGGGTGTATTGAGTGTGACCGGCAATGCTACTACCGGCAACATAGGCACAACTCACATTGTTGCCGGCGGTGACGTAACTGCTAACGGTATTCTATCAGTTGCAGGTAATGCTACGACTGGTAATCTTAGCACAACTACAGTAGTTGCAACCGGTAACATTAGTGCTGCTGGCACTCTATCTGCGAACGTTGCAAATTTGAGTACAGTCAATACTATTAATTTAGCTTCAACTAACTTGTACGCAAACGCTGGATTATTGCAAGCTCTTAACTCTAGTATCACAGGTGGACTTTCAACTGCAAACTTTACTGCCAATGGCACTGCAAACTTTACTGGAT